TTTATATAATGTTACTGGGAAATTCTATAAAGAAGAAGCTGATGATTACCTTAAAGAAAAGGAGGACAAATGAAAATACCAGAAGCAATACAGGTATTAAGAAACCATCAGGCATGGAGATTGGATTAAAGTCGTTTATTGTAACTTTATCTGAAGAAAAAATCCCTTATGATTATTTTCAATAAAACGCTAAATATGTAAAATAATGATTATCAATAACTTATGTATATTTTGTTAATTTATTGTTAATTTATTGTTAATTACGAATTATTGTTGTATCTTTGTTTCGTAAATGGCGCTATTGCCAAACTTAAAAGCTCTCAAAAATGAAAACACTTGTAAATGCAAAAGAAACTTACTACCCATCCGTAGTAAAGGTTGTGACTGGTCGTTATGGCGATTATGCCAGGATGAACGGATTGAATTATTCAATCAAGTCAATGATTGAGAAAGGTTACAAAGAAATGTATATAGATAAATCAGAAATTGAAAAGATAGAAAAAAAGAATAATTCTTTAAGAAAAAGGATCTCAAAAAAGAATTTCAAAAATTACATGAAAACACTTACCGAAATTACTTTCACAACTATTGACGGGCAAGTGATTGATTCAATTTCCGCTTTTAAAGAAAATGCTATCAATTACGGGCAAATGACCCAGGGGAGTGATGCTCATGAAGCAATAGTAATGATAGATGGCATCAAGATGCATGCAAGAAAACATTGGTCGAATGACGGCATAGGTATCTGGCAATCACCTAATGGTGATGTTTGCGAAAATTTAGGTCAATATTTTGGTGATATTCATTTTGTTTCCGGAAAAATATATATTAGAAAAGATACCAATCTTGAGTAGTTCCTGAGAGCTTCTGCTCTTGCGTTGATCCAAGATCATACAAAGAGGCACGTCAGACTTCTTTATTTTTTAACTAAAATCAAAGATATGACAGTAATTTTAAGAATAAAACGCAAAGAATTTGAAGCCATAAAAAACGGCACAAAAAAGACCGAGTGGCGTAGACCGTCACTTTACAATAAACGAATTTTGCTTTCAAAAAATTCAGAAGGCAAATTTTGCGAAAACAAAGAATTAAAAGAGGTGACTTTTATAAATGGTTATTCTGCCGATTCACAAAAGATAACGATAGAAGTCGAATTAATCCGACCTGTGAAATTTTCATCAAATATAGAAATTAAAGAAGATCTATTCATTGCCATGGCTGGGGAATGTTCAATTCAAATAAAGTTGGGTAAGATTATTAAGTAGTTTTGGTTTTGATTTTTGAAGAGGGTTAGCAGCCCCCTTTTTTTATGCTGTTTTGTTTTTTAAAAATAAAGTATTATATTTGTGCCATAAATTTAAATAATATATTTATGACAAAAAATGTAAAGTTACAGGAAGAAGGATCATTCACCGATTCATCCGGTGATACTGTTTACTTCAATTATTAATTCCGAAAAAAGACACTTATCAAAATGTTAGGTGTCTTTTTATTTTATGTTTTACACAAAAATAATTTCAGACCTAAGAGGCAAAGCGGATGAAGTAATATTATTTCACTCATCGACCGGTAAAGATTCAATTATGCTTTGTGATTTGCTTTCAAAATCGTTTAATAAAGTTCTTTGCGTTTTTATGTATCTTGTGAAAAATTTGGATTACGAAAACAAATACATTGCTTGGGCTGAAAAGAAATATTCAAACTTAACATTTATTCAAACGCCTCATTACGCTTTGCCTTCATTTATAAAATATGGCTACCTTGGAATAAAGAAAGATGAATCAATTACCAAAACAAGCATAAGCAAAATAGATCAGAAAATTAGAATAACTCAAAATATAAACTGGTCAGTTTATGGGTTTAAAAAGAACGATGGATTAACCCGGAGATTAATGTTAAATCAATTACCAACAGGAATAAATTATAAAACTCAAAAGGCTTACCCGCTAATGGATTTATCAAATAGCGATGTTTTGAGATATATTTCAGATAATTCACTAATACAGCCTTTTTGTTACGCCAAAGACCGACCCTCGTCCGGTTGTGATATTAGCCAACCTTTGTTTTTGAGTTACATTAAGAAGAAATATCCGAATGATTTGAAAAAGATATTTGAACAATTTCCATTCACGGAAGCTATTCTATTTCGATATGAGCAAAGAGAAACCAGTTAAAGAGAAAGTCATTAAGCCAAAATTAAAGCAATCAGAAACGGTTGTAATAAAGCGCAGCTTAATAAATTTTGCTGCATACAATCCTCGCAAAAAGAACCCGAAGATTGTGCATGCATTAAAAACTAACTTTAAAAAGGTTGGTTTTCTTGGTGGTATCTGCTGGAATAAAACAACAGGCAATTTAATTGGAGGCCACAAACGATTAGAGGCAATGGATCTGATTTATGGGTACGATGGATCAAAAGTAAAAGATTATGATATAAAGGTAGAACAAATTGAATTAGATTTAAAGACTGAAAAAGAACAAAACATATTTCTTAACAATAAAAATGTTCAGGGAGAAAATGATTTTGAGTTACTTGCTGAATTATTACCCGAGATAAATATTGAAAATGCAGCACTTACGGACTATGATATTGGCCTAATAGAATCGATAGTGCCTGATTTTGTCTTTGGTAAAAACGATGGGATCAAAGAGGAGATACAAGAACTCAAACAAAAATCACACAAAACCAAAGAACAGGTAAAATCGGATAAAAAAAAGATCAAGTCTGATATAAGCGAAAGACAGCAATCTTTCTATTTTACCGTTACATTTAATTCTTACATGGATAAGGCTGAATTTCTCGAAGGATTGGGCATAAATGGAGATCAGGTATTCGTAACATCAAAACAGTTTCTAAAAGCCTTAGAATAATTTATTTGACTTTCTGTAATTAAAATTCATATCTTTGTGTTAATGAAAGCAAAAAAGAAAAAAATAAGTAAAGCCCAGGCAAAAGGCAGACCAGTTATTCCTATTGACTGGAAAATAGTTGAGAATCTTTTGCAAGCTGATTGTTCAGGCGTTCAGGTAGCTGCTTATATAGGTATTAGTGAAGATACTTTATACGGGAGAGTGAAAAAAGAAAAGGGTATGATATTTTCAACATATCGTCAATTAAATAAAATCCCAAAGGTAAAAGAGAAAAAAGAAGTAAATCATAAACATAAATATCAAATAAATACTTGGGATAAAAATGGCTATTATATTTATGTAATACAACATGGGGAAACTAATTTATTTAAAATAGGAATATCTAAATTAAAAATAAAAGACAGAATACAATGTTTGCAGGTTGGAAATCCAATACCATTAAGATGTATTCTAATAAATTATACTAATAATGCTTCAAAAATAGAAACAGAAATTCATCAATTATTTAAAAAGAAGAATATGAACGGTGAGTGGTTTAATCTCTCTGATAGCGATATGGTACTTATTAAATCCAAAATTAAAGAACTTGATTCAAAATTAAATCAACTAAAACTATTTTAATGGCTGGGCGCAAAAAAGTAAATATTGAGTGGAAAACTGTTGAGAATTTGTTGATGTCTTATTGTTCTGGCGTTGAGATAGCAGCTCATTTAGGCATTCATGAAAATACTTTATATAATAGATGTAAGATTGATAAAAAAATGGATTTTGTGGCATTTTCTCAAGAAAAGAAGGCTAAAGGAGATAGTTTATTGAAAGCCAAACAATTTGAAAGTGCAGTTACTGATAAAAGTATTCCGATGCAGATATGGTTAGGCAAGCAAAGGCTTGGACAGAAAGACAAGTCAGAAACCGACATAAAAATAAATGACCTTCGTAAAACAACCTCCGAGCTTTTCCCTTCTGATCTGTAAAATATGTTTGTAAATAAAAACCTTCAATATTTATCAGATTGTTACAAAAATCAAAAATACGATAAGTCAGGAAATTTGCTATCCGGTAAACACGGAGTAGTTTTAGAGGGTTCAAGTAGATCAGGAAAATCCATTGCAGCAATTGACTTCATTATTCTTTTATGCACGCGTTATGAAACTAATTGTGTAATCAATATAATCAAAGAGACATACAATGAATTCAAAACAACTTTATATAACGATTTTAGCCAGCGGTTAAATGATTTTGGATTAGAGAATCCCTTTGAATCAAAACAGGAGGTTGCTCAATTCAAAATCTATGGAAATAAAATAAACTTTCTGGGAGCGGATAAGCCTTCAAAATTTCACGGTGCCCAATGTGATTACTTCTGGATAAATGAGGCGTTATCTGTTGGAAAAAATATATTTGACCAGCAGGAAATGCGTTGTAAGAAGTTCTGGTTTATGGACTATAACCCAAGTGCCACTGAACATTATATTTTCAATTCAATTCTTTCCCGGCCCGATGTAGGTTATTGCCATACTGTTTTTACTGACAATCCTTTCATTTCAATTCCTGAAAAAAATAAAATACTTTCGTATGAGCCGACTGCGGAAAATATAAAGAATGGCACTGCTGATGATTTTATGTGGAAGGTTTATGGTCTCGGGGAGCGCGGACAGATTACAGGTCTTATATTCAAAGACGTTACCTGGATTGATGAAATGCCACCTGATTTAAAATTACATACGGGACTGGATTATGGTTTTACAAACGATCCGTCATGTCTAACTGTATTTGGTCTTAAAGGAAATGATTTGTTTGCAAAATGCTTATTATATGAGCCAATAGACAACGCTCCTTCATTATCAGAGGCCATGAGTAATACCGGAATAGAAAAACACAAACCAATTACGGCGGATTGTTCTGATAAATATAACGATACAGAAATGACGAGGGAGCTAAAAGACCTGGGATGGAATATAAAAAAGGTCAATAAAGGAAAGGGTATTGTGTGGAGTATTGGTCTTTTAAAAAAACACAAAATACATTTAGTAAGAAATGTTAATGTAAAACGAGAACAGGAAAATTACAAGTGGCGCGAGATAAATGGGATCAGCGTTAATGAGCCGGTGGATAAGCACAATCATTTTTTTGACAGCCTCAGATATTCCTATATGGGTTCAATGAATAATAAGATTATGATAAAATGGTAGCGGTCTCCATCGTGTGTAAAATCGCATTTTGGTATTAATAATCAGTTACTTACAAAATCACTAAAAATTAAATTTGACTTATCAAAATAAATAATATTATCTTTACACTTTAAAATCCTACCAAAAAAATGGAAGAAGCCAAAATATTTGAAATAATAAAAGCATCTGATCAGGTACCTGTCTGGGTGACAAAATCACGCGAATATTCAAAGGAACTAAAAGCATTGATAGATGGAGTTGATTTTACAGACCTACTTATCCGTATTGAACACAAAGAAGATGAAAAAAAGCAAACAGCCAGGAGGAAATACGCAAGATCAATCAAAGATATTTTTGAAAGGTTGTTGAGGCCTATCGATAATGTCTATTCCGCTACAGGGGGAGTAAAAAAATATCCGGATAATGCAGAAAAAGTCATAAAAGCAATTTCAACTATACGCGACGGGAAAACACTTGAAAAATGGCTTCAATGTAACTGGATGCCTCTTTATCGCACCGATCCAAATGGAGTAATTATTTATGAGTGGATTGATGAAAAGTTTTATCCTACATACAAATCAATAGGATCAATTCGTAATTATGAAGCTGACGGGCAAAAGATATTATGGATTCTCTATGAACCAATTACTAACACATCGGGAATACAGGAATGGCGTTTTATTGATGGAGAAAAGGATTATCTGATAAAAAAAGAATCCGACGTGTATTCTGTTATCAAAGAAAAAACTTTCATTAATCCTTTTGGTCTGGTCCCCGGAATAGTAATTTCAGATATAATTAAAATTGGAACACAGGAAAGGTTAAGTCCTATCCATACAATTATCGAGCAGGCTAAAGAATTTTTAAGGGATTTGTCGCATAAAAGTATGTTTAAATTTCTTTTGTGGGATCCAATTTTTTGGCGTTATGCTATGCAATGTCAGAAATGCCATGGCACTGGTAAAACCGGAGACGCCACTTGTCCTGATTGTGTAGATGGATATTATGTGAAAAAAGACATTACGGATTGCGCGACACTTCCTTTTCCTGCAGACAAGGACCAGCCATCAGTCCCAAAGATAGCAGGATTTGAAATACCTCCTACTGAGATTATGACGGAATTTACAAAGGAACTTAATTTGCTTTATGATGAAATGTATGAAACTATCTGGGGCGTTCAAAACTCAACCGTTGTGCAAAAAACAGCGACAGAAGTTTATCAGGATTTACAGCCAGAGATAACGCGGTTGAATGTTTATTCAGACACAGCGCAATGGGTGGAGAATTATTTTACTAACCTCGGAATAAAATTCATGTTACCAAATGAAAAAGATGAAGCTGTTATTTTATATGGACGTAATTTCATACTTGAATCAGTAACATCATTGCTTGAAAAATATGAGGCAAGTAAGGCAAAAGGTGATAACACTGCTATTCTTGACCGACAGTTAAAGGAGTGGGTTTTGAGTAAATATAAAAACGATCCAGTAAGCATGAATGATGAGTTGCTTCGATTAAAGGTTGAACCATTTATCCATTACACAATAGAGCAGGTTAATTCAATATATGGTACTATAGAGGCTAAAGAAAAAATGTTGTTTCCGGGTTGGTGGTTAAATGAAGCTGACAAAACCAAAGATGCGAAAGTTTTGATTGATGCCTTTAAAGTTTATTGTGATGAAAAACTTGAAGTGAAAACCGACACGGAAGAAATGGAGCCCGAACTTGACGAGAATGGAAATCCGGTAATGGATGAATTTGGTAAGCCAAAGATGAAACCAAAAGTGAAAATTTAATTATAAACCAAAAAAACAAAGTGTATGGCAACAAAAGTGTATCGTCTCTTTCAGTTGATGAAAGAAGGTCAAGTGTTCGATCTGAACCAAAGAAAAGAAATCAGATCAAGTGTAAAAATTGATGAAAGCCTGGCTGAGTTGTTTAATGAAAATGCAACTGATTCAGGCAAGTTGTATGTCGTTAATGAAGAAGAAACAGAGCGGCTGTTTGGAGTAAAAACTCCTGTCGAAAAACAACCGGATAATTCTTCCGGTGGATTAGTAAACGAAACTCCTGAACAAAAACTTTATGACAAACGCAAGGCCGAACTTATTGCAGCCGGATTTATTTTTAATGAATCTGATCTGACTTTCACGAAAGGAAAAAAAGTTGTAAGTGCTTCTGATTTACCGGGAATTAAACCTATGCAATACGGAAAACTTCTAAAAACCAAATAAATGGAAGTAGAAGTCTTTTTTATAGATCAGAATGGCTACAAATTAGGAACTAAGGGTAATGTAAATAAACTTAATCCAATAAAAGTTAAATTTGAAAGCCCAATACATATTCCTATTTTTATCAAAAATGATAAGAATGGGAATCCTATATTTGAAGACTTCTTTACACACAAAAAAATTAAAATAAAAGGATTTAAAATAACCCAAACAAAAAAGTGATATGAAAATAAATATTAATGGAACCGAGATAGAGGTTCAGGATGACATTGTTTCTCAGGCAATCGAGAAAAAAGAAGCTGTAAAAATTAGCAATGATAAAATTATGCTATTCACTTCGGATGATTATAACACCCGTATTGAGAATCTGAAAAAGGACGAATACAAAAAGGGCCGCAAAGAAGGTGTTGAGATTGAATGGAAAGAAACCAAGCGGAAGCTCGGAATCGAGATCGAAGGCAAGAACGGTGATGAGATACTGGATGCTTTCCGGCTAAAGGTACTGGCGGATGCTAAGGTTGAGCCAAATCAAAAGATCAAAGACCTGGAAGCTGACAAAATAAAGCTACAGCAAAATCTGACAAAACTTGAAACAGAGAAAACCGAACTTTCAAATCAGTTTGCCCAAAAAGAAAAAGAGGGGAAAATCAATTCACTTATATTTTCATCGATTCCAGAAAAGGCCGTCAGCGAAACCTTGACGCGTAATGATATTGCTTCTGTTTTCAAGGGCAATGGCTATCAGGTGGATATTGTCGATGAAAAAGAAGTTGTAAAGGCCAATGGAGAAATCCTAAAGCACGGAATAACACTTGAACCACTGAAGCTGTCGGACGTAATGAGTAAATTTGTTACCGAAAAAGGATTCCTGAAACAAGACGGTGGCAGGGGAGAAGGTGACAAAACCAAAGATGGAACTCCCGGAACTCTTGAAGCATTTGAAAAGGAAATGAAGGAAAAAAATATCACGATGGGATCAGAGGCTTATGCTAAAGAAATGGGTGAACGCATAAAAAACAAGACTCTTAAAATCTAATCAATGTTTGATTTTTGCATTTTAATAACCTCCTATAATCGGGAGGCAATGCTTAAATTATTACTCAGTGATATTTCCACTCAAAAAAAAGAATACAAAATTTTAGTAACTATTTTTGACGACGGAAGTATTCCTGAATACAACTTATCTGATTTTGATGTTAAGCATATTCGTTTTTACAAAAACAATGGAAAGCGCGGATTCTGGAATGTTGTTAATACCATTTTTAAATACTGCAAAAATATTCAGGCAAAGAAATTTATTTTCATTGGTGACGATATGCGACTTTGCAAAGACTTCTTTACAAAATCAGCAAAAAAATATGACAGCATTAATGATGAAAATAAAATTTGTTTAGGTTTGTTTATCACAAACACTTATAGAAAAAACCCAAATTGGACTAACTTTTTGCCGATAGAACACAAAAATTACTATCAAACGCAATGGAATGATGTTAATTTTATTGCTGAATATAAGTTTTTCGAGAAGTTAAATTTTGAAATTCATCCAATATCAGCGAAACGGTTTGCAAATAATTCAAACATAAGCTCCGGGGTTGGCCAACAAATATCAATCAGGTTGAATGATCAGAAACTTTCAATGTTTCACGTGAAAAAATCACTAATAAGCCATGGTGACCATGAATCAAAAATGAATCCACTGGAAAGGATTAATCATAAAATAATCATTAATTTTAATAAATAATGGAAGCAGCCGAAAATCTTTATAATTCAGAATTCGTAAATGTTGACGGGAATGAAATCCATAATACCGCCATTATTAATAATAACGTGACATTAGGTAAAGGCAATCGAATAGGAGCTTACTCTGTAATCGGAAGTAATGGAGAGATCAGGGGGGTTAGCCAGAGTGAATTCAAAGGTAAGGTAATCATCGGAGACAATAATGTAATTTCTGAACATGTAACGATTCAAGTTCCTTTTGATTCCGGTTCAAAAACTATAATTGGTAATGATAATATAATTATGGCACATGCACACATAGGCCATAATGCAGTGATCGGAGACAATTGTGAGATATGTTGCACGTCAATTATAGCAGGCTACGTTACAGTTAAAAATGGCGCAAGGATAAAACTACACAGCGTTATACGTAACAGGATAACGATTGGTGAAAATGCAGTTGTTGGTATGGGTTCTGTCGTTACGAAAGACGTTACTGACAATATTGTCGTATACGGAAATCCGGCAAAAGAAAAATGAAAGAGCAATACGATAAATTATATTCCAAGCAAAGTAATGCATGGCGCAAGCGAAGACTTCCATTTTACAGGAAACTTGCTTCATTTATTTTACCTACAGACAACGTGCTTGACCTCGGTTGTGGTAATGGAATACTTGCGTCATTATCTACATGGAACAAATATTTAGGTATTGATTACTCAAAGGTGGCCATTGAACAGGCCCGTAAGTTTTGTCCAAAAGCTGAATTTATTTGTGCAGATATTTTCGAGTATATCAGGATTACGAATTATAATACTGTAATTATCACAGAAGTTCTTGAGCATATTATTGAAGACACTAAAATTACGTGGAAGTTGAAGACGGGATGCAAAGTAATTATTTCTGTTCCAAATAACGAACCCGTTGATGTTAATGGCCGTCCTGTTAATTGTAGGTTTCATGTAAGGAAATATACAACAGATAGTATTGTAGATAGGTTTTGCATGATTGATTTTAATGAAGTTTTTGTTTTTGAAAATTGGATTATAGCAGTAGGAATAAAAAAATAGATTATGATAATAGCTGATTTTTGCGCAGCCGACACAGGCGGACAGTCATTCAAATTAACCAGGGCCATAAATGAATATTCAGATAATCAGGCGCGGAGCTTTGTGAAAGAAAAAAATTATATTGATTTTCCTTCCGATATTTTATTTAAAAATCATGACCATGATTTTGTTGTTGAATATTTATCAAAAGCAGAAATCGTTCATTGCCATAATAAATTCAGGTACGCTAATGGATGGTCGCATATTAACCGTGATGCGAAATGGATAATACATCAACATGGAAGGTTTCCTGAATCGCAGGATATGGATTTGATTTACGAAGGGGATAAGAGCAGGAGTGCTCTACGAGTTGTTTCAACACCAAACCTAATAAAATATGTGAATGACGATCCTGCCAGATGGATACCAGCTCCTTATCGTATTGCAGAACTGGAATTAATGAAAAAACTCAATTATATTCCACATGAAAAAATCAGGCTGGCCCACTCACCAACAAACCGAGAGATAAAGGATACTGAATTACTCATAAAGGTTTGTGCTGAAATACCAGAGATAGAACTTGTATTAATTGAAGGACAAACACATGCTGAATCATTGCGATTGAGATCAACCTGTGACATTACATTTGACCAGTTGCAGATCGGTTACGGTAATTCAGCAATAGAAGGGATGTGTTTCGTCCAGCCGATCATTGCCGGAATGAATGATTATGTAAAAGACTTCTTTAAAAATTATATAGGTTACGAGCCATATGTGGTTGCTACAGCCGAAAATCTGAAAGAAACTTTAATGAGTTTTGCTAAAGACGAGGGAAAAAGAAATCTTTACGGGAAACTCGGTAATGACTATGTAAAAGAATGGCATGACGATAAAAATGTAATAAACCGCGTTTTGTCAATTTACAGAGGTTTATAATGGAAACTAAGCGAATATATGGAATAGCAAGTTATCAGAGACCACAGCAACTCATTCGCTGTGTGCAATCAATATTTGACCAGGCGGACATAATTCATGTGGCATTGAACTGTTATGATGAAATTCCGGTAGAACTTTATGATAAAAAAATTGTGATTCATATTTGTGATAATTCAAAGGGTGATGCGTTCAAATTTCTTGCACTGAACAATTCAGAAGGTTATTATTTCTCTTGCGATGACGATATTATTTACCCGGCAGATTACAGCCGGTTTATAATTGAACACATTGAGAAGTATAAACGTAAAAGCATTATTTCGCTCCATGGTAGGTCATTCAGTAAATTTCCGGTTCCATCGTATTACAGAAGCTCGGTGAATCGTGTGTATTGCCTTAGAGAATTAATAAAAGATACAGAGGTGCAATTCGGTGGCACTGGCGTAATGGCTTTTCATACTGATCTGATGAAAATTCCTATTGATTATTTCGTTTATCCGAATATGGCCGATGTATTTATTGGAAAGTATGCAAAAGAAAATAATATTAAAACCGTATGCGTAAAACACGGGGCCGGTTATATTATCCAGCAGGAAACTAAAGACAATATTTATTCAAAGACTTGCAGGGATGATAGTTTGCAAACAGAAATAGTGAATAATCTTTTCGGGTGTGCTCCTAAAAAATTGGTATCAATACCGCAGCCAGGTATTGATGAAGTTGAATGTGAAATAATAAAAGAAAAGTTTGGAAATGTTGGTCAGCGTAGATTTTACCACAAAGACAGAGCTTTGGTTTATCAACAAATGGGATTTATAAAAATAATATGA